ACACCAACACCAACACCAACACCAACACCAACACCAACACCAACACCAACACCACCAACTACACCACCTGAATCTGAAGCAAAAAGTGATACAATATATATAATTTTAAGTGTAGCATCATCTTGTTTATTATTAATAATTATTATAATTTTTTTATTATTAATTTTTAGAAAAAAATCTTCTGATAATTAATAATATAATTTTATATATAAAATTCAAAATAAATTATAATATATATATATATATATATTATAATGGGTTTTTGTGCATTTGGTATTGGTGATTGTGGCTCATCAGCAACAATAACGAATAATATTCATAATAATTATATAAATAAATCAGATTTAAAAATATTTACTAATAATGTAAATAAAAGTATAGCAGCATCTATAGTAAAAACTTCACAATCAACATCGTCATCAGCATCTTCTTATGCTAAAGCAGAAATAGGAACAATTGTATTGGGAGGATCACATAATGTTGATACAATTGCTGTTGAATTATTACAACAAACAAATCTTTCTGTAAAATCAATACAAAATACAGCTCAAACTGTGGATATGAGTTCACTCATGGGGAATGCTATTGCTGCTAATTTAAAAAGTGTATCTTCTTCAAATGATTATACAAATCTTATAAATAAGGCTAATGCTACTATGAAAAGTGGAGATTTAGCTTTTACACCACAACCAGTTACAGCTAATGCAAATAATAATGTATGGAATAATCAATCAAATACTGTTGATCGTGAGTTTTCACAAAATATTTCAAATTATATTAAGGCTCAATCGAAAGACATTTCAATTAAATCATGTTCGAGTAATATATCACAAGATCAAATAGTAAATATTGGAAGTATTGTAGCAGAAGGTGAATATAATAAAGAAAATGCTAATATATCGCTTATACAAAAAATATCTGATAAATTATTATGTAAAGAATTTACAGATCAAAGTAATACTATGGTAACAAATATTTTAAATAAACTTGGTATACAAACTGTTGATACTTCTTCGGCAGGTACTACTACTAAAGCTGAAACAAGTGTAGAATCAAAAGCTGAAGACGGTGGTATTGGAGGTGTTATAAGATCTATTGGTAAAGCAATTAGTGGAATTATTGGTTCTTTTACTGCACTTGACACTGTTATTTGTGTCGCGTGTATTGTTCTATGTTGTCTATCATCCATTGGATTAATCGCAATGATGATGTTATCAAAATCAAAATCTGATCAATCATCTGACCAATCATCTGACCAATCATCTGACCAATCAGATGAACCATCAGATGAATCACCATCTAATTAATAATTTTGACAATAAAATCAAATGATTTAGATGAATAAAATGAAAGTTAATTATAAATTAATTTATTTATAATTAATTTTATTTAATATTTTTAAACTATAAACTATAAACTATAAACTATAAACTATAAATTATTCTATTGAGTATTGCTTTGTGTTCTACTAGTACGACGACGTTGTGTAGTCCATCCTTCACCGCCATTTTGTGAAGGATATGAACTACGATTTGTTTGTGGTTGACGAGTAGGTTGACGAGTAGATTGACGAGTAGATTGACGAGTAGATTGATGAGTACGTTGACGCGATTGAAATGATTGTGATGATTGTGATGTTTGTGATGTTTGTTGTGTTTGTTGTGTTTGTTGTGTAGATTGGAATTGGGATGTTTGTCTAGAACGTGATTGACGATTTTGTTGATATTGACGTGGTTGATGTTCTTGTCCACGTTCTTGTCCATTCGATTGTTCAGATACAGCAAAACGTGTTCGAGTTTCGGTTACAAGTTGATTCCATTCATTCGATAGATCAGTAAGAAATGTCATAAATGTATTAACTGTATTTTGGAGTTTTTGATATGCAACGAGTTCATCAGTAGAATCTTTATAACGTTGTACACTAGATGGATCACGTTGTGTTACAAAACGTAGACGATTTGTAAGTACACGCATAAGTTGTCCAAATTGTGCATAATTATATGTAAGATTACGATTTACTCCACTTGGAATAGAACGATAGAGAGAACCATTATTACGATTTCCGTTCAAGTTTGCACCGAAAACTTGACGTTCTACATCACTTCCAAAAGTTGTGAGAAATGTTTCGGTATATTTAGTTGAAAGACGTTCACATAGATCTTTTAGTTTTGGATAGAGAGTTTGTTGATATTCATTTGTTGGTTCTTGAAGACGATTATGCATTGATTGAAATCCAAGTACAAGTTGTGATGCAGAACCTTTAGATACTTTATAGGTATCGTTAAAAGATGAACGTAGTGAGTCGATAGATACATCGGTAAAAGATACTGGTTGACGAGAATCAGCGTTTGTTGGTGCGTTTTGGGTTTGTTCTTGAGACATTTTAGTATGATTGTATATATTAATATTTTCTTAAATAGTTTTTGTATTATTTATATATTAAAAAAATTTATTATAAGATAAATTATAGATATTAATAATGTGTAATATTAAAGAAAAAAATAATAAAAATAATAAAAATAATAATGTTATCGAAATATCTGCTGATTATATATATTTTGTAATTGTAGGTGAAAAAGATAGTTTATTAAATTTAATAAGTGATATAGAAAAATACAATAAAAATGATAAAAATGATAAAAATGATAAAAATGATAAAAATGATAAAAATGATAAAAATGATAAAAATGATAAAAATGATAAAAATGATAAAAATGATATTAATATTAAAAAATTTATAGTAACACGTTTAGACATACCAATATTATTTAGATATAATAAGATAAAAAAAATGATTAATAAAAATTTAAAACTTGATAATAGTATTGAATCTGCTCAATCATATGCATTTGCTCAAGAACAATTTTTAATACCTAAAAAACGAACAAAATTTATTGAGAATGATACAGAAAAAAATTATATGATAATGATGATAGAACATGATATATTACGTTTTCCAAAAATAGAATTAATTGATGAAGATCCTGAAAAAATGATTTTAGATTGGATAAAAAAATATGTTGGTAATATACCGATTAAAATTAAAAAAACTATTAAACCATTATCATTAGTTGGTTATAATAATGAGATATTGGTGTATATGGCAAAAATATAATTTTCTTTAAAAATTATATTTTTCCATCTAGGCATATAAATAAATCTGTTTTATTATGCGTACATGGCAAAAATATAATTTTTAAAGAAAATTATATTTTTCCATCTAGAAAAAATATAAATATTAGAGAATATTTATATTTTTTGTACATGGCAAAAGGTGTAAATTAATAATTTATATTAACATCTAGGCAAAATATGATTAATGATATAAACTGATATCTATAATAAATAAAAAAAAATAAATAAATAAAAATACAAATATATTAAATTCTATTATTATAGTATGAAAATATATTATAATTTTATTATATTTCATAAAAAATGTCCAGATGGTTTTACTGGATTTTATATATTACATATGACAAATCAAATTCATAAAAATGCAATAATATATCCAGATGTTCCTAGTGCAAAATTTTCACCAAATGATATTTCAAATAAAGATATTATAATTATTGATGTAGCATATAAATATCCTGTATTACGAGATATTATATTAAAGGCTAAATCCGTATTATTTATTGATCATCATATTACTATAAGAGAAGATACTTTAAAATTAGAAAATGAATTTAAACATAAATTTAAAACAATATATCATGATAAAAAAAGTGGTGCAACATTAACATGGGATTATTTTTATCCTAGAAAAAAACATCCTTATTTTATTGATTTAATTGAAGATAATGATATCGGCAAATGGCAAATGGCAAATGTTCATGATTTTATGACAGGTTTTTCTGTCGATTTTAATTTAAAATTATCACCTGAAAATATTAAAAAATTTAAATTACTTTTTAAAAAATCTACCATCCAAAAATTAATACAAAAAGGAAAAATATATAACGAATATAGAAAATATTTAACAGATGAAAATGCAAATAGAATATCTTTTAGAAGATTTCCATCAGAACAAATTTATAAAGATTATTCTAAATTTTTTGATAAAGTTGGTCAATATAAAGTTGCTGTATATTGTGGTTCAGCTTGTCCGAATGCATCTGATCTTGCCAAAAAAGTTTTTGAAAATAATTCTTGTGATTTTTTTATGGCATGGATATTGAATTTTGATAGAATGGAATATGTTATAACCTTAAGAAGTGAAAAAGTTGATGTAGGTAATATTGCTAAATTATTTAATGGTGGTGGACATATTTATGCGGCTGCAATGTCTTTTAAATCATCACAGTATCATATTGAAGATCTATTTTTACAATAATCAATTGATTAAATAATTATATTTATTTAATCAAATAAAATTAATTTAATTGTATGATTTAATTGTATGATTTAATTGTATGATTTAATTGTATGATTTAATTGTATGATTTAATTGTATGATTTAATTGTATGATTTAATTGTATGATTTAATTGTATGATTTAATTGTATGATTTAAATAATTTTTCTAATTCTTTTCTTACCATGCTAGCTGAAGCAGAATCACTTCCAGTTGTTGTTACACTTGATGGTAATCCCATAGATGAACCAGAAGAACCACTTGAACTAGAATTTAATAAACCAACAGAACTGCTTGAACTAGAGCTTGTTGGTGATTCTACACCAATATTTTCACGTACTTCAGTTGTTAATCTATATTCTGTTTTGTTTTCATTAAGAACACATAAAACTAATACTACAGCGACTACTGCAATGGCAACTAAAATTAATTTTTTATTTCTATTATGTTGTTTTTGTTTATCTTGATCTGACATTATTATATATTATAATAATATATTTTTTTTAGATTTATAATAAAAATTATATTAATATAAAATAATTATTCTATATATTTTTTATATTTTTATATTATATTATAATGTCTGAAAAATCTGATACCATGGTGGATTCATCTGAAACCTCATCTAATGAATCATGCATAAATCCTAGAAAATTTGATATAACAATGATTATATTTTATTTATTACTTTTAATTTTAACACTTATACTTGTTGGTAATTTAGTCCAAACCGGAAAAAGTAAAGATATAGCATGGACCCTATTCAGTTTTGTAATTATTTTTGGTTTAATTGCAATGTTCTTTATATTTAAAGGCGGTAAACTTAAAAAATGGGGTGTACCAATTATTGCTATTGTAAATATGTTAATGTTATTTATTGCTATGATTCTTGCACATCCAACAGCAAATTTTGGCGAAAAATTTGGTGCACATGTTGCAAATATTCTCGTAGCTGTTGCTGTATGTGCTGGAATTTTTTTAAACAAAACATAAAAAATTGATAAAATAAAACTAAAACATATTAACTATTATATATTATGATTATAATATAATTATAATATGACTATATACACCAATATATGTGAACTTTGTTCTCAAAAATATCCTGATGAAATGATAATTGATAAAAAATATTGTGATTTTAATCAATGTTATGATTGTCTATTCTCAATGAATTTTAATGATAAAAAAATTATTAATGGTTCTATGGGAATAAAACTATCTGAATATCTAGATAAATCATCAAAATATCATGCATTAATTAATGAATTACCATGTAATCGTCTCAGTGATTCTGGTGGTTGTTATGTTTGTATGAAACTATTAGATATTCCTTTTGATACGCTTGAAAATAAAAATGAACAAACTTATTCTATAAATAAAAAAAATGACTCATCAAGTTTTGTTAATAATGACTCATCATATAAAGTACACGAAATAATAATAAATGATAATATATTTCTTGATAATAATCTTGTATTAAGTCTTTAGATTTTATAATTTTTTTTAATATTTATAAAATAAAAATTGATTATTTTTTAATATATTTATTATTATATTTGTTATTATATTTATATATTAAATATTATTAAATACAATAAAATAATGACAATTGGAATAATATTTTTTAAGATTAAAAATAATAAGATATATATTATTCTTAAAAAAAATAATAATAATAATAAATATGAAGATTTTATTATAAGTAATAATTTAGATATTGATATGAATATACCACCATTATATAAAATAAATATTAATGATTATAATCATAAAATATTATTATTAAATATAAATAAAAATATGACATTATTTAATAAATTAACAAATAAATTAATAAATCATCCGACATTAAATTTACATAATAAAAAAATTAAATTTGATCTATTTTCATTAGATTCTTTTACAGATGATAATTTTAATAAATATCTCAAAAACAAAAGAATAAAAAATGAAGAAATATCTATATTATTAGATAAAATTAGATTTAATATAATTATCAGAAGTAAAATATAAGTAAAATATATTATAAGTAAAATATATTATAAATTGTTAATATATTGTTTTATATAATTTTGAGTTGCTAAATTTTTAATTCTCTGTATTTTTTTTTCATTCAATTTAAATTTTTTATTTGGTTTTAATTTATTTGGTTGAATATTGTTTATTATTATTTCTTTTTTATCATTATCATAATTTGCATATCTTGATAATACATTTTTATTTATAATATTTGACATAACTATATCAGTATCTTTTTTAATTTCAGTTTGTTCATTTAACCATATCATATTTAATTCATTTGATAATAATTTTAATCCTTTATAATTCATATAAAATTTTGGATTAGTTACTAGATCAGCTGTATTATTAACACCTGCTTTTTGTTTAATTTTATCAATAAGTTTTTTATGATGTTTATTATATTCTTTAGTATTTTCTTTTGTTATTAATGTAAAATAAAATTTAGTATCTATATTATTAAAAACATTATTAATTTGTTCTTCTATATTTTTATCTCTTTCACTAAAATCATCACCAATTGATATAAAAACTCCTTCTATTTTATTTATAGTCTTTATCCCATAAGAAGTTAATATTATATCACCAAATAATAATAATCTTTCTTTTTCAAGAGGTGATAAGTTTACATTTATCCAATTTCGTAATGTATTAATATATAAATTTGATTTACCAAAAAATGAACTAGATAAATTTCTTATATTTTGATGTTTTAATCTATGTAAATTATTTTGATTTAATAATAAATCACATAATCTTAATTGTAATTCATAATTATCACTTTTATCTTTAACAAATACAAATGTTATCTCATTTTCTTCTGATAAATTCATCTTTTCTATTTCTTCTATTCTATTTTGATAATTTAATTTCTGATTGATCATAAATAATAAATTTTCATATTCTTTTTTTGATAAAAATAATGTTTTAATATAATAAATACCTTTTGATTTTAATTCATCTATTTTTAATTCATTTTTATGAGCATCACCATTAAATATTTCTATTTTAATATCTTTAAAACATCTCATATATATCATCATAATATAATCTCGATCATTAATATCCATATAGTTATAAATATGTAATCCTTTCATTTCAGATGTTGTATATTGAGTTAAATTTTCAATATATGGATTTTTAAATTCTTCATATAATTTTTTTATTGGTTGTATGTAATTATATTCCTCGATATCATCAAATAATATATCGATATCTAATTTTGGATCATTTTGTGTATCTAAATAATAATATTTTGCTAGGTTTTTATGAATTTCACTTGTTTCATATAAATTTTTTATTCCTGCAATATCTGTTTCAATAATTGCTTCAGTTGGTCTGCTTAATGATGATGATTTTAATACCATAGTTAATGTTCTATTTGTATCAGATAATAATGGATTAATAATTAAATCAGGATAATTTTCTAACATTTCTTTATAAATATTATACCATGTTATATAAATATCATCTTTATTCATATCAGCCATTATAATATTTATTGGACTTGATGTGTAATATATATACATAACTTTATCAATATTAAATATTTTTTGATTAACATAAAAATATTCTGGACTAATTTGATTCCAATGATAAATAAAATATTTATTATAAATATAATCTAATTGATCTATTTTCATTAAACTATTTCTCATATCAAATATCATTGAATCAAATACATCAACTTCAGGTGTTAATAATAATAAATCTCCATTTAATTTCTTAAATTTAAAATATCCAGCTGGTGTCTCTAATTTAAATAAAAAATCAGGATTTTGTAATATAACAAAATATGGATTTATTAATAATATTTTTTTATATTGTGTTAATGTTAATGAAAAAAATTTTATAAAAGAATCACCATTTATTACTATATCTGTAATTTGGTATATTTTATAAAATTTTTTTAATATATCAACATATTTCATATCTATATCAGACGATACAATGCATATTCTATCAGAATGCGAACCAGATCTTATTAAAGAATATGCTAGAACTAATAATTGTGGAAATATATGTATATTTTTACTATGAAGATATGTAACATATGCATATTTATTTGATCCATACATATTTATCATTTTATTTGGTTTTTCATACATCTATATAATAACAAAATCAAAAAAAATATTTTATAATTTAGTTAACTCTTATTGTCTTTTAATTTCTGAAGATTTTACAATATTTTTTTTAATAAGAAATTCAAAAATAGAATTAATATGATCTCCACCTAATCCATAAATTGGTTTTTTATCTTCTGTCATTTTTTTAAGCATTGATGTACCTAATTTTTTTTGTATTTCTTTAACAAATGATATTTGATCACTATCTTTAAGATATCCTTCTAATCCAATAATATATGTTTTTGTATTTTTACCTTCTTTCATACATTTAAGTATAACTTTTCTATCAATTTGTGTTAATAAATTATCATTTCCATTATCACTATTATCGATATTATCGTTATTATCATTATCATTATTATCGGTATTATTATGTTCATCTTGAATCTCTGAAATAGATTCACTATCTGAATCTATATATGGTTGTTTTTGAAATATTAATTCAGTGTTTTTAGACATTTATAATATATATATATATAATAACATTTTTTATAATATATAAATAAACTGTTTATGATTCAATTTTTTATAATCTATCAAAGAGAATATGTTTTTGATAATTTCACTAATCTTCTTGGTTGAAAATTTATATTAATATTTATATTTGTTTCTTGTGAATTATTTCTTATTTTATATAAAATATTTCGTAATCGTATATCATTATCTGATTCTTTATTATCTTTATCTTTATCTTTATCTTTATCTTTATCTTTATCTTTATCCTGTGTATCTAATTGTTTATTGTTTTTATCAAATGATATATAATTAGTATTATCATTATTATTATCATTATTATTATTATTATTATCATTATCATTATTATTATTATTATCATTATTATTATTATTATTATTATTATCATTATCATTATCATTATCATTATCATTATCATTATTATTATCATTATCATTATCATTATTATTATCATTATCATTATCATTATTTAGATAATTCCAATTTTGTTGAATATGTTGTGTTTGTTGAATATTTTGTGTTTGTTGAATATTTTGTGTTTGTTGAATATATTTATAAGATGGTGGGGGTGTAATAATTTTATTTGTTTTATCATATTTTCTAAAAATATTTGTTTTGAATTGTTCATCAATTGACGATGTTGATACTTCATCGTCACCAACATCTGAATCTGAACTCATATAAACTATATCTGACCCATTTAAATAATTTTCAGAATCTTTATCATAATCTTTATCAGAATCTATATCATAATCTGTATCATAATCTTTATTTAATTCTTTATCATTTGTTATATTTATCATAAATTTTTTACCTTCCTGTAAATTTTTCATAAAATCTTTCCATTCTTGATTAGATAAATTTATTTCTAAATTTTCGTTTGCTGATACATCTAAATATTCAACATTTTTTATATTTTTTGGTAAATTTCTAAGATCATTAGAAGATAAATCTACCCATTTTAATTTATCATTAAATTCAGGTACTAATTCTAAACAATTATTGTATAAATCTAATTTCTCAAGAGATTCTGGAAAATTACACATTATTTTATGAATCTTGCAATTATATGCAATAAATATTCTCATATTAAGAGGTAATAATGCAATTATATGAATCTTATTTTTAGAAACATCTAATATTTCAATTGAATCTAATAATTCTTCAATATCTTCTATGCGATTATTTGTTAGATATAACTCTTTAATATTTTTATTTAAAAAATCAAGTTTTGTTAATAGATTATTTTTTAATGATATTATTTCTAATGTATCACATAGATCATTAATATAAGTTAATTTATTATCATCAATATTTAGATATTTTAATTTAAGATGGTCAAAATCACTTATTAATTCAATATAATTGTTTGCTAAATTTAAATATTGTAATGTTGATGGAAATATACTACACGATACTATTTTTAATCCACATTCATTACATGTAAATTTTATTAAATTTTGTGGTATAAAATTTAATTCATCTAATTTACATTTTTTTATTGTTAATTCTGTTAAATATGTCAGATCTACTAATTTAAATGGAAGTAAGTTCGCTCTAAATTTAACATCTATAAATTCACATGATGTATCATTATTATTTTTAAATATTTCAATCATATCATCAATATTTTCATCTTCTTTTATATTATTATTTAGTGATTTTGTTTCTTTATTAAAAAATAAATCTTCTACTAATGTAAAATCTGAATTTTGTGATTCCATATTGTCAAAATAACGAAAATATGGTTGTACATCATCATTTAATCCAGTTGTATTATCAATATTATCAATATTATCAATATTATCAATATTATCAATATTACATAAATATGGTTGTACATCATCATTTAATCCAGTTGTATTATTATCAGCTTCTTCTATTATCGGTTTGTTAAATATAATTATGTCATCATTATTAAAATTCATAATATTTGATATATATCTTATTTATATATTCATATTAAAATCCATCAATTTAAAAAATCAATTTTTATTATATATAAATATGAATATGAATATAGATTTTAAAATATTATCCGAATATGAAATAAATTCAAAACCATCAAAAAATATTAGTTTAAATAATAAAGTTTTATGTTTTAATAATCTAAATGAATGGATAGTAATTGAATTAGAACAATTTTTTAAAACTCCAATAATCTGGACAAATATATATCTTGATAATAAAGCAATTGATGCAAGTATAGTAGTGTGTCCAAGAACTTTAAGATCATCAGTATTTGAAGGTAAATTAAAATTTTCTCAATATGATGGAGAAAGATTAATTTTAGAAAAAAAAGATAAAACTCTTGTACCCATTGATTTAAATATTTCGATTGATATAAATGCTGAATTAGAACCAAATAAACGTTATCAAATATATATACAAACATTAAGAAATGCATTGGTTGATTATTATGATATTAAATATCTACATCCAAAAAATAATAAAACTGATAAAACTAATAAAACTGATAAAAAATACATTATAAATAAAAATTATCTAACAAATACATTAAATGAATTTGGTGAAGAAATAGTTTATAATAAAGATATAGACAAAGATAGATTATCATATCATCCAAAAACTCTTGTTCATATAATACAATATACATCGAAATCTGGAGAAAGAAAAATATCTATAATTATTGGGAAGGATTCAAATAATATTGATATAAAAGGGTATGATAATAAAAAATCTGGTTATGATGATTATTTATTAAAATTTAGTGATGATATTATTAAAAAAGAATGTTTTATTATGCCTATATTATATTATAAAGCAATTCAAGTTTATAAAAATGCAAAGATCATTATTTTATAATAGTTAACTTTATATAGTAGTTAACTTTATATAGTAGTTAACTTTTTATATTAGTTAACTTTGTATAGTAGTTAACTTTTTATATTAGTTAACTTTTTTTCAAATAAATCTTTAGAAAATATTTTATTTAATCTGCTAATTATTTGTGATAATTTATTAATAGCTGTTACATATATATTATATCTTTCTGATATAAAATCTGTTAATTTTATTTTATCTTGTACTTCTAGATATTTTACTATATTTATATCAATTTTATTTTCATTAATTATCTTATTTGTCGTTTTAATTTTTATTTCTTTAAATTTTTCTATTTCTTTAATATTTTCTAGATCTTTAAAATCCTCTAAATCTTCTAAATCATTAATATTATCTATGTATTCTTTTAATAATTTTATATTACTTATTAAAAACATATAATTGTTATATAATATTGCATATTTCTCGACTAAATCATTATAATTATTTATTAATTTTATTAATAATTCATCAGGTGTCAATTCAGGTAAATTATAATATGATATCTTTTTATCTGTTTTTCTATGTTTTTTCATATGTTTTTTTGCATTATTTTTTAGATATTTACATAAACAATCATCTATAATATTTTTATTATCATTTAATATATAATTATTGATATCCATATATATTATATCAATAATTTTATTATATATTTAAAAATATTATTTTATTATTATTTTATGCTTCACTTTCACTTGTATTAGCTGGTGGAACACCTTCGGCTGGTTCTACTTCTGCTTCAGAAGTAGCTTGTTTAGTTCCAGCTATACCGTATTTCATTAATTTATCAAATTCCTTCTCATTTACTAATTTTAATAATTCTTCTGTATGTTTTATTAATGTATCTACTGATTCAGGAATACCTGTTGTAGCAACAGCTTGTACTTTTTCTATTTCTTCAGCTAATACATCTAATTGCTTTTTAATTTGTACAACAGTTTTAATAACTGTGTCTACAATACTACCATAATTTGATTTTACTGTTTCTAATTCACCACTGGCTTTAATAACTCTGTCTGAAACTTCTTTTTGTTTATCATTTTGTGATTTAGATGATTCTTCTAATTTTTTTCTGAGTGTTTCAACTGCTTGTGTAATATTTGCAGTAATATCATCAGTAATAGCACCACCTGTTAATCTACCTAATTTTGAAAGATTTGATTTACTCATACCCATATTTGTTAATTTTTGGGTATAATAATTAATTTTTTGTCCATACACTTTTTTCTTATCTTTATTAGATCCATGAGCATATAGTGTTTGATATTTTGTTAATTTGTGCATAAGTAATCCGACGTTATCCATTAATATAATATAATATACATTTTATTTTATTTTTATATTATATTAAATTAAATTAAATTTATTTTATTTTATTTATTCTGTTTTAGATTTGTATAAATTTTTTTCTATTTCTTTTATTAAATAATTAAATATATCATCATATGTTTTATCTGGAATTTTATCTAAATCTAGATCTTCTTCATTAAATAAACTATATTTAAACGTATATTTAGATTTTGTTTTTATTTCTTCATGATGTTGATAACTTAATTTATTTAATATTAATAATTCAGCTCTACTATCTTTAATATCATTTAATTTATTGTCTTTATTTTCATCTAAATATTTATGTCTCATTTCTATTAATTTTGGTTTTGGTATATCTATTCTTATATGAAAATTTGGTTCAAAATTTAATTTATCTGATGGAAATCCAAATCCACTACATACAATACCTTTATCTTTTACTGAATTTATTTTTTCATTAAATTTATCCCAATCAATTGATCCAGGATCATCCCAATCAATAACTTTTACATCGTGACCTAGATCTACAATTTTATCAAAATTTTCTTTATAAAAATCATTTAAATTTATAAATGTCAATTTAAAATCTCTTTGTATTTTTCTTGCTAATAATGTCTTTCCTGAACCAGAAAATCCAGAAATTAATATTACTAATTGTTTATTAAACTTTATATATGCTTCTATAACATTCATAATTATATTATAAATAAAGTATATTATTTTATAAAAGTATATTATTTTACAAAAGTATATTATTTTATAAAAGTATATTATTTTACAAAAGTATATTATTTTATTATATAATATTATAATACGTATGAATAATGATAATAATATATTCAATAAATTTTTATTAAAAATAATTTCAATTATACATATATCAATATTATGTTTTATTATAATAACACCATTTATTGATTCAAACTATCTCTTATTATTACATTCTATGATTGTTCCATTTATTATTTTTCATTGGGTTTTAAATAATAATATGTGTGCATTAACACTTGTAGAAAAGAAATTAAGAGAAAAAATAACAGGTACTAAAAATGCAAAAAAAGAATGTTTTTCCTGTAAAATTATAGAACCAATATATGATTTTAAAAATAATTATAAAGAAAGAGCAACATTCATATATATTGCTACAATATCATTATGGTTAATTTCTGTTAGTAAATTAGTAAAAAAATATAAAACAGGAAAAATAACTAAATTTAATGATCTTATGAAATTATAAATTATAAATTTATAAATTTAATCTTTATTTAATGTTTATTTAACCTTCATTACTATAATTAATTAATTCTCTAAATTGATTATCATGAATTGATAATAATTTATCAACAGCTTGCATATATCCAGCAATTTGATCATCTTTTGTTTTTTCATTTGAATCTAATTTTTCAAAACATTTTTCATATAAATCACATATTTGTTTTAATTTTTCACCATTCCATAATATTTTTATTTTATCATAATCTAAAAAATTTTTATTTTCAGAATCATTAATACATTTTGGTAATCTATCAGAACTATATGTGCCATCTAGACTATCTTTTATAATATTAATATAATATTGAATTGTTGTAACAACATTTGTAGGAATTGGTCCAGTATAATATGTTTGTTGTAATTTATTAAATGCTGTACATAAAAATTTACATATTTTTTCTAAACATATCCAGAATTTTTTACGTTCTTCATCTGTTAGATCTTTTGAAATATTGTCTTTATATTTTCCACTAAGAGGTATAATATACCATTCAATTACTCGAACAACTATATTATATAATAGACTAATATTTTCTCTATTATCTCCATTCCAATATCTATCTAACCATTGAAATAAATTTGATTCTTGAATAATAATTGCATGATTATTAATACCAATTTTTGTATTTAATGGCTTAAATGTTAGAGATACAATATGACATATTGATCCAATTGGATCTAATAATTGTCTTTTATTAGTTGTAGTCATTATATATTATATTATTATCTATATATTATTATTTTACTTAAATAAATATATTATTAATATATTAAACATATTAAACATATTAAATTTCAATTTTAATTTGATTATCATATATAGGTTTTATGTGTAATTTATCATTTGATATATAAGTTTTTTCATATTTTATATGTCCTGATTTAATATTAATTGTTATTCCATAAATTGTATCACTTATATAATAAATATTAATATATATTAAAAATTTTCCTACAATTTTAAAATCATCATTTGGTTTATTTATTGATGGAAAATATCTTTTGATTTCATTAAAATTTTCTACTTTATTTAATGTATATTCTGGTAATCCTGATTTTTTTGATGGATGTAATATTATTTCTGATAATTTATTAAATCTTAAACAATATTCATTTTTATCTTCTTCAGATAATTCATTGTAATTATCAGCTAAATATATTAATCCTGATTTATTTTCTTGATTTAATAATTGAGTTGTTTGAGTTGTTTGAGTTGTTTGAGTTGTTTGAGTTGTTTGAGTTTTATTATTTTCTTCTATAATATTTTGGTCATAATCTATATCAGCATTATTTATATTATTTATATTATTTGTATTATTTGTATTATTTGTATTATTTGGTGTATTTGGTGTATTTACATTAAATATTATTTTTTTATTTATAACATTAAGTATATTTTTTAATTCATCATTTTTAAACCATATTATGGTATATTTATAGTATGTGTTGTTGTCGACTGATGAAATTTGTATCCAATCTGTTAAAAAATAAAATTTTCCATATACATTTGTATCATATTTATAATTTAATTGAAAAAATTTATTTTCATTTATGATAGTAGCATTACCCACATATAATTTTGTATGATCAAATAAATCTTTTTTTATACATAATGTCATTATTGTTTGTTTTATATAATAAATATAAATATCATATAAAGATTATATAAAGATTATATATAAAATTCAATTTTTATTTAATTATTTTCTAAAAAATATTATTATAACACTTATACCAGTTAAGATTCATTTTGTGTTACTTTTAATATATTTTAACGGATAAAATATAAAAATTATCAATTATTAATTATCTTTTTTTATCTTTTTATTCTTTTCTATATCTTTTTATTCTTTTTCTAATTCCTTTAATTTTAAAATAACTTTTTTAAGTTCTTCTCTATATTTTTTTAATTCATCTTCTAACTTTTTAACTGTTGCTTGTAATGATTTATTTTTCTTATAATCAACATCTTCTTTAATTTCTTCAATTTCGACTTTATTTTTTTCTATTTTTCCTCTTAACATGCCACGTTTTTGAATTAATTTTTTAATTTTTCCTTTAGATTTTACGGGCATACCTTTATTATCTTCTACTAAATCTTTATTAATCTTTTTTAAACCATAATAACGTACTTGTTTTAATTCAGCACATTCTTTCGCTGAACCTAATTTTTGATTTTCTTTTAATTTATCAACACCACAATAAATTTTTTTACTTTTTGTTGATTGAGACATTGTATTAATAATATAAATTTATATTTTTATATTATTATATATATATATATATATGACAAATCGTATTGATGAATTAGATCTCGATGATCCAGAAGTATATGATTTAGTACGCAAAACAAATAAAATTAAAAATAATAATAATGAACAAGAACAAAATAAAACTCAAGATTCTACATCATCGAATTATATAATAGATGAAACACCTGTAAATAATAATAATTGTACAATGGGTGATTTTATTAAAAAGTTATTAATTGTGTGTATATGTGTGTTTTTAATATATTTATTTATTTATAAATACATTATCGGTAATAATAATTCCAAAAGACAAACGATAATAAAATCTGAAGATTTTATGTGTTTTTGATTTAACTAAAATTATTAAATCTATTAACTCTATTAAATCTATTAAATCTATTAAATCTATTAAATCTATCAAGTTTCTTTTATAAATTATTTTATAAATTATTTTATAAATTATTTTCTCTCAGATTACCAATTAATTCCATAAATTTATTATAATCACAATTACGCAATCCAATTATACTACCTTTATTTATAAATTTAATATCATATGTATCTAATAAATTATTTTCTCCATTTAATAATCTTATTATTATATCATTCATATCTAAAAATATTTCTGATTTTTCTATAACTTGTTTATAATTTTCTGGTACATCAAAATGTAAACATTTTGGAGTTATATATATATATTGTTCAAATCTTGTAAGAAATTGAGATGCGCTTACATAATAATCACTATTAATATCTGTAATTGAATAATATAATTTATTTAATTCATAATTTCTTGAATGTAATGTTTCTAAATAATTATAAATTTCATTAAAAAATGGTGCATGATCATATTTATAATGCCATGTTGAAATATTATTAATATTAATATATCTATTATTCTTATTAAAATAAAAATCTATAGTCCAAAAAAATCCTCTTAAATATTCTTTACATAATAAATTAATCTCTTCATCATTATTACAACAAACAATTTTATTATAAAAAAATTTCTTTTTGTCATTAATATTTCTATCTGCATGAATTTTATATTCAGAATCTTTATATTTTAATTCACATATTCCAATCTTATTATTATTGTCTATACCAATTTTTTTATACTTATCCATTCTTTTTTCTAATTTATATACTTCAATATCATAATCATTAAGTTCCATTTTAGGATGTAACATTGTATCTTTTATTAAAGTTTGATGATATCTATCATCTATTGAATCATTATATCTTACTAATTTTAATCCACATCTGTATATTTGATTACTATTTATTTTTTCAATCATTTTTTCTAAAATACCAATTATTATATCTTTATTATGATTTATATTAATATTATTTGTTATATTAGTATCATTGTAACTATTTTCTATTTTTATAAATTGTATTTCCCATTGTTTTTTATCATTAAATTTATTAATTATATTATCATATATGTCATTTGCTGTTGTAGATTGATTTTGTTTGATATATCTTAATATTTTATTATATCCATGACAATATCTATTTAATTTATCTATAAAAAATGGTGTTATCGTAGTTGTGTCAAATATGGTTGTAAGATATTTATAATTCTTATATTCAGTAGATATGTATTTATCAAATAATATTTTATCTTCATATTCGGATAATTTTCCAAAAATATTAACTAATACATCATAATTTATTTTTGTAACATCATTTTCTTCAAATAATAATGTATATTGATGTGATCTACACCAATTTAAATGACGTGTATATAATTCAAATATAATCCCAAATCCAGATTTTAAATTTATTGATTCTATTTTTGGAATAAAATCATTACCAAATAATGTTATTAATCCAATAATATCATCTATTATTTGATTTTTATTATGATTATATTTTCTAAATGTATTCATTCTATTAAAAATATATTCATATATATTCTTTCTTAAATTGCATATAGATATATTTTCTATTTCATTATTCTGTTGATCATGTCTTATCAAATTAAATTTAGTATCTATATTTATTTTTAATAATTTATTTTGCATTAATAATGATAAAACTATAACGTCTGAATCTGGACTAAAAACTATATATGATCCTGCTCGTTTATTATATAATATATTTTCCATTATCTTTTTTTCTCCTTCACCAAATTCATAAGATGATGATACATATATATCTTGTAAATTTATACATGATTGTTGGATATCATTTTTATATTCTGGAGATATTAAATAATTATATATTTCTTGCATAAAGATTGACCATTGTAACATATTATTTCTATTAAATGATTTTTGATTATCATAATATAGTTGTCTTTTATCATCTATTGTATTTTTTAAAAGTTCATATATTTGTTTTTTTAAATTAGATAAAATATAATTCATATATCTTCTTTTTTTTTGTTCTACAATTTTTGACATTGTGGGTGTTCCATCCATTGATATATATATCTGTTTTAATGTATCTGAATTAATTAAATTAACACAAAGATTTTTAATATAATTATATATATTATTTTTTATAATATAATTGATTTTATCTTGATTAAAATAATTATTAAATTCATCTAATGTTGTAAATTTTATATTATATTTATTTTCTATTTGTGTTGTTGTATCATTTGTTGTATCATTTGTTGTATCATTTGTTGTATCATTTGTTGTATCATTTGTTGTATCATTTGTTGTATCATTTATTATTATAGAATATAAATAATAATTAATATCTTGTTCTAATTCTGCTGATAAAATATATAATATCGAATTAAAATCAATATATAAATAATTACATTCTATTTTTTCTTCTATTTTTAATGATGATGAAACTATTTTATTTCTTGTTATTGTATTAAAAAAATTTTCTATTCCCATAAGTTTATATTTGCTTATTAATATATACTAAGATATTCTTAAATTATTTTTATTTTATAAAAATAAAAATAATTAGTTACATAATAACTAAAAAGTTAACTAATTTATAAAAAGTTAACTAATTTATAAAAAGTTAACTAATTTATAAAAAGTTAACTAATTTATAAAAAGTTAACTAATTTATAATTTATAACTTATTGCAATAGATAAAAATAAAGTTATTCCAACAATAATTAATTTTGTGTCAGTTGTTAATTGTGTCCAGTGATAAATTATTGAATTTAAAAATATTATTATTGATCCAAATATTAATGAATATTTTGCTATTCTATTATATGTAGGTTTAACACCAAACACTTTAAATGCTAATACCATACCAATTATAACTGATATAATTGATATAACAATTGTTCTCTTTACTTTTTGTTCATATATAAGATCTTCATTTAATATATCAGTTAATTTATTAATAAAAAATATATATAATGCACCAATAGGTATAGATAATAATATATCACGAACCAACTTTTTATGATTCATATATTAATATAAAATAAAAAAATTTGAAATTAAAAATATATAGATAATTATAATTATCTATATATTATGTTTAGGCAAAATGGCTGATACAAATTCTTCTCAACAACTTTCTCGTGATATTAGACCAAATAAGTGTGTAATATGCACACTTAAAGCTCCTATGCCAAATGCAAATTTTTGTCGCGAATGTTATAGGTTTTGTATGTCGCGAGAATTTAGAGAAAAAATACAATACTTTCAAAGCCAAAAAGAAGAATTGTTGATGCAAATACGACAAAATCCGGAAACATTTGTCAATAAATATATCAATCTATTGGCACTTGTAAGTTATCAACAAAATTCTTAAGTGCTAATTGCTAAAACTCGAATAAATTGATTTTATATCAATTTTACAATCTTCTAAAGTTTTATCTATTTTATTTTCTAATTCATCTATAACTTCTTTCATCGTATGTGTATAAATTTCTAGTTTAAATGAATCTTCATAAAAAATACTTTTTGTTTCCATAAATAATGCAAAACTTTCTTGAATTCCTATATTTATAAGTATATTATTTGAAATATTATCTGATTTATCTAGATTTTCTATATCTTTTATTATATTTTCAAAATCATAACAAATCTTATATATTATACCAAAATTCTCACCAATTTTTTCAATTGAACTTATAATTTCTTTATCTAATTTGCCTCCACCTAATATCCAACTTAATGTAAAAATAATTTTACCTAGTTTACCATATATTTTTGTTATATATTTTATAAAATCATCATAATTATATTTATTTATTGTAGATATTTTTTTGTACATTTTATCATTTATTTTATTTAAATTTAATAAATCACTCTTATTCATTTTTTGAATTTCACCTATCTTATGATCAGTAAGAATATCATATATATTATCATTATAATAAGCCATCGCTGATAAAATAATTTTATTTAATTCTTCATGTTTAGCTGTTTTTAATAAACTTATATTTTCAGTTAATATTTTATATAAACCTATAAATAAATTATAATTAATATTTGTATTTCTATCTTTTGATGTAATAATTAGTATAATAATATCTATCATTAAACCTAAAAAATATCCATGTCCTTTTATATTTCCTTTTTTTGCATTGTGATTAAATAATGTTGATACTATAATTCCACCTAGATGATCAGAATCTAATAGTTTTATATATATATTATTACTAAATTCTTCTGAAAAATATGTATTAATATTTTTATTTTTTATAAATTTATCGATAGATTCTTGATATCTTGATATTCTACTCATAATATTATAATTGATTTCTATTACACATTATAAACGAAAGAATTTTTATATAACTTTATATAAGAATGTGTAATGTATCTATTGTTCTACTCATTGCAGTATATACACAACGTTTCATTTCTGTCTCATTTTTATTTTTTATTATATCACTAAAATCAACAAACACATTTTTATAATTTGATCCTTGAGCTTTATGACATGTTAATGCATAACCATATGAAACTGTTGCAAATGGATCTATAAATTTTTTATGAAAATCCTTCCATAATGGTTGTATTAAATTTATATCAAGTGAATCTACTTTCATTGTTTCCAGTAAAATATTTCTAAATTTTCGTATAGTATCTGATATTTCAATATTAAGATTTCTATGTACTTCACGTTCTGATTCCATCAACACAATTATATCATATGTATTTTTATCATCATCTATTTTTTTAACTTTTAATTTATAACATTTAAATTGATAATTCTTATCATTTATTGTTTTTATAAAATTTTTAAATTTAGTTTCAATAACTTTATGATTTTTTAATATTCTAATAGATTTGTTAATTTTATCATTTAATTTTTCTATATTATGAAATGTCTTTTCAACTGATATTATATGTATTTTTTCTGATGTATTAAATTTATTACAATTTATATTATAAAATTCATTTAATATTAAAATATCTCCTACAACAAATGTATCTAAATTATTTATTTCATTATTATTTGTTTCATTATTATTTGTTTCATTATTATTTAAACCAAATAAATATTTTCTAAAATGATTATTATACATATTTGTTTCTTCATTTGTCCATGTTATTATTATTGTATCTTTTTCTGTTTTTATTTTATTTTCAAATTTTTTATACCATTCTGTATTTATTTTTTTTATTTTATCATTTGGATAAATTATAATATTTTCATCACATAATTCTTGTATATCTGTAAAATCTTTATAATTATCTATCCAAAATCTAATTATATTACAAGAATTAATGATTGATTGATTTTTTGTTCTAATTATTTCTTTTAATGTATATTTATTCATATTTATTATTTGATTGCAAAAATATTCATAATCATTATCTGTAATATTATTTATAAATCTAGAAATATATGATTTAGATAATTTATTATTCTCATTCATAAATATTATACTAGTTTTCTCATTTACCGGTGGTAATTGTGCAGGATCTCCTGAAAATATTATTTTTGTGTTTATATTTTTTGATTCATATAATATATCATAAATTAGATTTAATGAAACCATTGAACATTCATCTACTATAATAATATCATACATTTTCATGTTATTATCTTTTTCTTTTGAAAAAATCATATTTCCACTAACATTATATTCTGTTTTATAATTTAATAATTTATGAATTGTTTCAAATTCAATTAATATGTTATATTTTTTTAATTTTTCAAGATTTTCATCAAATGTCTTTTTATCATCATATTCCATTTGATAATGATTTAATAAATAATATAATGAATTTATAAATTTATTTTTAATAACGTTTAATGCCTTATTTGTTGGTGATGTAAATACAACTGATCTTATATAATTCATTTGTAATATAAATGTTATAAACATCACAAGTGATGTTGTCTTTCCTGTACCTGCAAAACCAAATAAACCATAATATTTTTGGGATGGATCTGATAAGAATCTTATTAATTCATTTATTACTTCTAATTGATTTTTTGTAAATGTAAAATTTTCATGTTTAATATTAGTTAATCTATTTAATAGTATTTTATTTTTAAAAATTATTTTATTATCTTTATATTTTAATATATTTTTATATTTATCATAAAATATATCTATAAAATGTTGATTAAATGTATTAATATAATCACGTACTTTTTTAACATTAAAAATATTAAGATTATTAATGTCAACATATTGTTCCATAGTTATTTTACCATCTCTTAAATATTCAATACATAATTTGTCTAATTCCATATAGTAATATCTATTTTTAGATTATTGTAATTAGAAATATAATAATCAATTTTTATATGTTAATATATGTGATATCCTTTAGGCATGTAAATGATAAAAAAGTAATAATAAAAATATTTATTTTTAAATTATTTTTTTATATTATAATTATATTATTGTAATGGAAATAGATTATACTAGTGAATCTATTAGAATATTAAAAGAAGAATTAGATAAATTCATAAATGATTTATTTAATGAAGAATATAATATAAAAATTAATTTGATAAAAGAAAGAGTAGAATTAATAGAAGAAGATTGTGTGTTTTTAAAAAATATTTATTCAACTTATTTATCATACAATATGTTTTATATTTATTGTTGTGCGTATGATCTAATATATACAGATCCTACATTATTTAATAATATGGAAAAAATACAAAAATTAATAGAAAATATGGAATTTAAATTTGGTTATGAATCGGAAAAATATAAATTAACTGATATTGTTAATCATATTAAATCTGTATATACAGTATGTGGCGAGAATGAAAAAGATTTAAAATTAATATTAAGAGCAAAATATCCTTTTTATGAGACAAATATTGATATTGAATCATTTTTTGAATCATATGTAATTATAATTGAGTTTGCTATTTTATATAAAAAAATACATTCATACGATAGAATTAAATCAAGATTATTTCTAAAAAAAATATTAGATATAAATGTTTATAATCATGTAAAAAATTTATTTTATGATATTGCAATAATTAAATCAATAAATAAATTTATTGATGATACATTTAAAGATGATTTTAATAAATTATTATTAAATTTTGATTTTATTATAGATAATTTCGACTTTATTCAAGAATATGCAAAATATAATAAAAATTTAGTAGATTATTTTAAGCATGAGGTAATTCCAAATGAAAAGTTACGTACAAAATTAAAATCAATATATTTGTCTTTTTCTGTAATTCCAGTAATATTTTTTATATATGAAATATTAAAATATGATGATGAAGAAATGATATTTCAAATATTTGAAATCTTAGAATTTAAGGGAAAAATATTAATATATGATATTCAATTTATAATAAATATATTTAGTATTTTAACACCACCAAAATATTCTCATTTACATGATAAATTAATAGAATCCTATAAAAAATATTACTACCATAAAATATATGAAAATTATAATTATCAAAATAAATATTTAAAATATAAATTAAAATTTTTAAAATTAAAAAAAAGTAATGAAAAAAAGTTAACTAATAAAAGTTAATTTATTTTTTTCGTACTTGTTTTTTCTTCGGTGTTTCTTCTGTTTGTTGTTTTTTTACCTTTCTTCACTTTTGATTTTTTATCTTCTTCATCTGATTCTTGTTCTGATTCTTGTTCTGATTCTTGTTCTTGTTCTTGTTCTGATTCATCATCTGATCCTTTATCTTCTTCATCTTCTGAACCTTCTTCATCTAATTTTTTCTTTTTCTTGTCTTTAGATTTTTCATCACCTTTTTCATCATCTTTATCATCATCTTTATCATCATCTTTATCATCACCTTTTTCAGAATCCTGTTTTTCTTTGTTCTTCAGAAGAGTCTCTACTCCATCAACTTTCTTCATGATATCTTCATAAAGTTTTCCACTAAAATGTACTTTTAGTGCAGATGTTAGAGCATTGTTATTAACACGTGATTTCTTAGCGAATTCTGTCATAATTAAACCTGTGTTTGCAAGCATTGTATTAGTTTGTACTAGTAGATAAGATAGAAAATTTAGACTTGATTTAGAAAGATTCATACGGAAATTATCATTAAATACATATTTGTTAATATAATTATTAAACATTTTCTTCTCTATACATAATTGTTTTGTGTAATCTAATGTATCATCATATTTTGATAAAGAATAATGAAATGTATCAGCTAGATGTGGTATAAGACGAATATAATTCATCATGTCTTCTAGACTAACATCATAAATACCTTTATCATTCTTTTTAAATGAATCACTCATACCATGAAGAAGAGAAAAAGTCATTACTTGATCAACGGCTGCCATAATATAATGTGCGTTAATTACTCCTACTTTTTTTGATTGACGTTCATAATGTTCTTTCATCCATTTCCGGAATGGTTTAACATTTAATTCAAGACCAACTGCTTGTGTATCTTTATTAAGATCTTTGTTGTAATCACCATCAGTTTGTTCGTTTTTAGTAGATGTTTTATCTTTTTTAGTCATGTTTATATAATAATTTATATACTATTAACTTTATATGTCTTTGTGATTATAATTCAATTTTTTTAATGAATTATTATATAATTCTTTAAAAAAATAATGAGCTTAGAGTGAATCAATTTTTTATTATAATAATTTGATACACTACACTATTATAATAAAAATTAATGAGCTTAAAAGTGAATCAATTTTTTATTATAATAAATAATATAGTTTTATTAAAAATTATTATGTTATTTAAAATTAATTTATGTTTTTCAATTATTTATCTAATCATATATTATTAATGGCGAATCTAATTCCAGATCCTAATTTTACGGGTACGGGTAATCCAACTTTTTGGGAAACATATTTCAGTGAGCTTAATTATGATGCCCCATCTAATGATTATAATTTTTCAAAAGGGGTAAACTTACCACCTAATAATACACAAACTGTAACGTATGTCCGTGCTTTTTTCCGTAATATACCGACTACAGATAATTATTATTTTAAAATATATGTTTATGCAATCAATCCACAACCAAACTCTCTGATTATTGATATCGGTGGAAATGACACACAATATACTCCTCAATCTGGTTGGAATTACTATACAATTCCACCGATCACCTTTGTAAATCAAAACTTTTACATTACAATAAGCAATCAAACAAATCCAACAACCAACACAAAATTGTTTTTAACAGATGCATATTTTGGTACATCGAACGAATATTGTTTTAATAAAGGAACTAAAATCTTATGTATCGTTGATGATATTGAACAATATATACCTATCGAACAATTAAAAAATGGTGATCTTGTTAAAACTTATCTTCATGGATATCGTAAAATTGATAATGTTATGCGATCTATATTTAAAAATGATACATCTTATTTTCAAAAATCGATGTATAAAATGTCAAAAAGAGATAATATGCTAGATGATTTAATAGTTACCGGTGGTCATTCTATTCTTGTTGATTCTTATGATTCAGATGAAGTTAAAAATGAACATAAACATTTATTTGGTGGTGAATTAGATCCCATTGATGATAAATTTTTACTTCTTGCCGGCAAATCAAAATTATTTGAGCAAATACAAGGAGATGAATTATTTGATATATATCATCTATGTTTAGAAGGTGATACTCCAGAGCATGATAAACGTTATGGTATCTGGGCGAATGGTGTTTTAACTGAATCTACTTATAAAAAAATTATTTATGATGTATTAAATAAATAATATCCCTTAAACAGCTATTTATTTGTTTCTCTGAACGAATAAAGGATACTGTTATTAAACACAATAATTATTATTTAATTTGAATCATCACTATCAATAGATGAGTCTAGTGATGAATTATCAGAATCACCAGAATCACCAGAATCACCAGAATCAATAGAATATGAATTATCATCATTTGAATTATTACTTGATAAATCATCTGAAATATTTGCTGAATCATTTGAATCTTCTGTTGATAAAGATGACATTGATGATATTACTGATTTTGAATCTATACTTGAATTAGATGATTTTGTAGATTTCGTAGATTTCGTAGATTTTGTTTGTTTACTACTAAGTGTTGATATATTTGAAACTGTGTCATTATTTGTTTGGTTTTTTGATTTATATTTTCTTTTTTTTTGTTTATTTTTTATTAATTTATTATTATTATTATTATTATTATAATTATAATACCAATAAACTATATACAATAATAATATCATTATTAAAAATTTAAATAGAGTATCATTCATTAATATAATAAATTACAAATAAAAATAATTTTTTTAACCCATTTGTTATAAAATTTTAATTAAAAAACATATTTATATCTATAAAAAATGATGGATTAAAAATGATGGATTAAAAATGATGGACTAAAAATGATGGACTAAAAATGATGGATTAAAAATGATGGATTAAAAATGATGGACTAAAAATGATGGACTAAAAATGATGGATTAATTATTGATAAATTTATTAAAAATTAAAAAATTTTACAAAAAGTCTATTAAAAATTTGAAAAATATTTTTAAAAATAAATTTTTTTTTAACCCCTCTAAATAATTTCGACAAAGTTTTGTGAGCCCTTGTCGAAAA